TTGAGCTGCTGCTCGTTAAATGCTCCCTCCCACCATGCGAACGGTTCTTGTGCCTCCGCATACGGTGTCAGCATGTATTGCATCAATTAGTTCTCTCCCTACACCCTAAGGTGAAATGAACAAACTTGGTTGGTTGTTGAGACTGGTTTGGTGTGAACTGATGGGGCAGCCACGCATTGAAGAACATGAACGTCCCAGGGATCATGTTGTTGAAGTAAATCTTTGGTGTTCCTACCTTGACCTCACCGTCAGCCATGAAGAAGTCATTCATCACCTTGCTTGGCCGGGGATCGGAGAAGATTGGAAATGACCCACCCTCAGGAATGTCGAGGAAATACAACCCGCACATTTGAGTGTTGGCGTGAACGTGAGGCTCGTGCGATCCCATACAGGCGACCTCCTGGCCCCACATGCCTGAGGTGTAGAACTCAAACGGGTCAATGAAATAACCCTGCTTACGAAGCAAATCCGTAGCAGTTTGACCGAAATAATCCGCTAGGAAACTTAGCTCTGGGTCGTTACCCATGTGGCCTGTTTGGACCACCGGGTAGTTGACGTTTTGCTCTTTGTTGAACTGCTTCTGCTGCTCGTAATGACGATCAACGTGCTTCAGTACGTGACTGACCCACTCGGGCTTTTCCTCCCGATAAACGGCGGTGGGAAAGTAATGAAACTCGGTCACGCTTTAACGAACGTGACAATCGCTTCAGCAAAGTTGACTACGTCTTGGGGGGAGATACCACGCTCGCCAGTGGGCTTGTTACGGTCGTTCTCCATAAGAATGTCCCGTGCGATCCGCACAGCTTCCATGCGGTCGTTGTTGTTCAAAGCTTGCTGAGCCTTTTGAAAGTCCAGCTGGTTGAGTTGCTCTTCAGTCAGTGCCATGTTCCTACTCCTTTAAGTTGTAGCGTTTTTGATGGGGATCGAGACAAACCAGTTGCTCCCACCGTCGGTTGAGAAAAAGAACCAAACGTCTATAGCGTTTGCAGTCGTTGTACGGCTAATCGTTCCATCGGAATATCTAAATGTACCACCGGAAAGTGTTAGCGTGAAAGGACCTCCTGAGCCATTGGTAAGCACCAAAGTAAACGATGTTGCCCTTGCTGCGGTTGCGTTTGAGGATCCAAGAGTCAGGGTTCCGCTTTGGTTCAGGGTGGCTGTGTAGACCGTTCCCTGCGAGGCGTTCAAAGTCGTGGCCGCCCCGATGTTTCCAATGGCAACCACTCGGTCGGAAAAGACCCCGGACATAAAATTGGCTGTGAATACCTCTCCGGTTCCCTTGGAGACCAGGTTTAGCCCGATGTTAGTGTCCGTGCCCGTGGACTCTACCTTTGGAGGAGAACCTGTGGCCGCGTTGGAGACCGTGATCTCGTTTACCGCAGAGGCTACCGTGGAGGGGAACTTGATGAGCTCGTTGCCGTTTGGATCATCAATTGCCCCGGCGCTAGGCATGGTGATGTCACCAGAGAGCTGTAAGGAGCTCAAGAAGGTGATGGCATCGACCACATTGGTGCCGTTGTTGAAGACGAATGCCGACTTTCCTGCTGGGACAGCTATTCCTGTACCGGATGTGTTTTTTACCGTGACCGCATCAGCCAGGCCGTTGTTAATCAGGTAAAGCTTCTCAATCTGCATGTCCGAACCCAGAATCAGGTTCCTGGCGCCACCGGACGTACCAGTGAGGTTCAGCCTGAGGTTCCGTCCCGTCTGGGCAGAGTTGGTGTCTGTGAGGGTGAGAGTGACGTCTGCGCTGGAAAAGGCTACGTCTGCGGTTCCAGTGATCGCCTCCTCTAGGGCTGTACCAAGGTTGGTGTTGGTCGTGACGCCCCATGTGCCGGCCTGTTCACCAGTGCCGATCAGCTCAATTTTTAAGGGAGAGTACGTGCTTGCCATTTATAGCTCCTATGCCGCTATGGGTTGCCAGTTGGGCGTCTGACTGTCGTCAATGGTAACCCAATTGGGGTTGTTGATGATAGGTGCTTTACCTACCAGTGTCAGGCTTCCCGAGGGCGGTGTCAGTACCCTGCTCTGTGCAACAGTCGGAGCAGCGCCCACCAAAACTAAAGATGCGGCGCCTGGCACTTTGACCGATCCACTAACCACTACGCTTGGGATTCCCCCGACGATTACCGCTGCACCAGTCGGTGTTACCACATCCCCTCGAACCACATCTGGGGCGGACCCCGCCGCTGTTATGCCTCCAGAATTTGGGATGATCGCTGAGTCTTGCTCTGGCAGCTGCCCATCGGCAACCAAAGCTGCGGTTCCTGGTATCCGAACCTGGCCATTAATTAGATCCGGCGCAGCCCCTGCGAGTGCAACCGTTCCCGTGGGTGGTGTGAGTACCGCTGACTGGAATATGCCCGGCGCTGCACCAACAATCAGGGCGTCGTTTGCCGCTGGCTGGATAAAGAAGGCCTGGATGACTACCGGGGCCTGACCAACAATGCTAAGAGCCGCTGTGCCTGGCTTAACCCCAATGTCTAAGGATCCAGTCTGGTCAACAATATTGAGGGCCACAGTCGCCGGGATGATTCTTGTATCAATCGTCGGCGCAAAACCTACCAGGTCTAAGTCTTTGGTGTCTGGTGTCCTGCGAATGTCCTCAATGACCGTTGGCGCCTGGCCTACGATATTTACTGTGGCGGTCCCTGGAGTTTTAACCTTTTCAATGACAACAACAACCGGGGCCGATCCAACGATTACCGTTGCACCAGTAGGTATTACTCCCGAATCAACAATGGGAGCATGGCCGGTGATGCCAATGGCACCAGTGCCAGGAACAAATGAGTTCTCTGACCCCCAGTCGCCAATGCCATACGGCGTTAAACCGTACCCAGCGGCCATTTACAGGCCTCTTAGGTCAGGGTGAATACACCGGTCGCAGCAGGCAGTACGGTCAACGTGTTAGGCGATGACACAGTAAATTGCGACGAGGACAGTTGGCAGAAGCACAACAGCTTGCCACCGGACTGATAGATCACCGCGTACTTGATGTTATTGAGAGACGATCCCGAGGCGGTAAATGTCAGGCCAACAGTCGAGTAGGTGAACTTCATCTGTTTAGCAGACGCGCCCGTGGTCCACTGGCCAGTAGCAGGCACCAGTAGCTTTCCACCATCAACATATCCGCCCGTGGCCGAAATCTGACTGGTCAACGAGGCAAAGGTGCTCAGGGTGAAGGTGGACGTGTTGCTGGCGCTAGTGAAGAGGGCCATCTTGAAGTTGCCAACACCGAGCTCAATGGTCCCGTTACCAATGTACCGTTTAGCCGTGTTGTAAAGTTGCCATGCTGAAGCAGCCATGTTAAATCTCCTCTAAAGCGGCGCGTTCAGCGCCTGATTCCAAAATTTGGCGGAGTAACCCGCCGTGAATGTTTAACTCCATTACATCACCCATGCACCCGATGAGATCAATGAACTCACGGGCCTGAGACACCATCCACAGGTTGCAGTAATACACCTTGCCACCTACACGCACTGGAATCACGGCTTGTTCGTCATTCTCTTTTTGTTCGTATGCGTGGTGCGCTCCATCCTGTAGGCATGAATCACACCCAAAGACATGAAAACGCTTGAACCCCAACATTCTAAACAACGGGATGGCTCGCAACAAGACGGTTGATCCCCCAGGAACTGGAAAGCACTTGGGGTAAACCTCTTGTAACGAGTCTTGGATCTCTTCAGCACTGGTGTGCCAGATATATGTCCTGTCCTTCACGCCCTCCAGCTTTTCAAACACAGCCGGGTCGCACTGCGAGGCGATGAAGTATTTGCAGTCTGCAATGGTGTTCTCAACAAACCGGGTGTTAAACGGCCTGGCGTCCACCATCACATACGCAGAAGGCCTGATGTCGTGGTCCAAACAGTACTGATAGGCATTGTTCATACAGACCAGCTTTACCCCCTGTTCTCTGAGCGCCCGAATATCTGGGATCTGGGACTTCAGGGAGGGGCCGCCACCGACGAGCATTACCTCAACGTCATTGGTGGGGTGGGGCTGGATCTGTTGGAATCCCAAACGGATGTTGTGCCGGACATTTGCCTTGATTGTCTCGATGTCCAGGTTCAGGGTCCCCTCAAGCTTGATCTCCTCGGCGGCCACCCAGGTCTCTTGGACCGGGGGTGCAATGACTACCTTTGGGGGATCTGAATGGAAGGAAGTGAACATTATTGGGACCTTATGATGGCGCTGTTGGAGGTGTTCGGGGGGAACTGGATCTGAAACGTCTGGTTTGAAACAATCTTGTCTGACCCAAAGTTTAATACCGCGATCGACCTATTTGCCTTGGTGGAGTTGTAAATCAGGGCTCCCCGGCAGGTGAATGAGGCCGATGCCCAGGTGGTGTTATCAAAGCTCACATAGGCCACACCGTTATCCGACTTGACTGTCGTGCCGGTGAGGGTGTTCCCCCCAGCGGTGTAGCCCGTCCCCGTGATCTCGTCTGTGACCACATAGGCCGTGGTGTCTGCATCGATGTCAGCATTGGCCGTGTAGAGGGCGATCTTGATCGTGTCGGTCAACAGATCATGGATCCCCTCATAGAGCTCCTCTTTGAAGGAGGTAGTCTGGGTCTGGACGATCATCTAATCGGCACCCTAATCTGCCCGTTCCTGTAGGCATCGCTGCGGTTCTTGCCTTCAGCAAGTTGTTTCAAGAGATCTAAGGCCTCTTGGTACTTGACCGTGTAGGCCGCCATGATGTCCGGGTCACTCTTCATAAAGACAGCTGCCTCTAAAAGGGCGCCGTACAAGAGGACGGAGTCAAAGTTATCCCCCAGCCAAGAGGTTCCCGCCGTGACAATCGACTCGGGATAGTAAAAATAGTGCAGCTCCATCTCGTAGCTTGCATCTGGGGTGGGGCCCAAGAAGAAGGTGTTCTCATCCCAGAAGCTGTAGTACTGGGGTTTCCCAGAAACAGCTGGAAAAGGGAAGGATTGGCGAATGAAGTTGACATCCTTGTCCAGGAGATACTCATACTCCCCCGTCGCAGGATCAATCACGGCCAGCGAGAACGTGGCTAACCAGTCTGGAGGGGCGCTCAAGTACTTATTGTTGGCTGTCGTGAACCCGGTGACATTCTTGCGAAGCGCCAGGATCTGGATTGTGTTGTAGATCCGCTGCTCTGCCTGCTCAACGAAAGTAGCTAACTGGTCCGCCGAGGTGAACGAATCCACCGTGGTCGGAAAGTCATTCTCTGCGTACCCGCGAATTGTCGCGGTGAGCTGAGCGTAGTTCATTTAGCCCATCTTTCCGCTGATTTTGCGTCCCTTGATAGCAGCGCCATACCCACGCATCTCACCAACCCCATAGGGATTAACCGGGGGGTAGTTACCTTTGCTGTAGTAGCCCGTAGACATGTTTATCTCATCTACAGCCCTTGGTCCGGTTGC